CAACCATGTTGCGCAATAGCCGAGGCCAGCCGTCGAGTAAAAACTTACGTCGCCTAGATGAAAGGCTAGGTAGATAATACTCGCTTCGCTGGTAATCTCTGTTGAACCTAACCTGATGCAAAACGCGATTCAACGCGTCAGCACGAAGGGCAGAGTTCACGATTCTACACGGGTAGCTAGCTCGGAACGTTCCATATGGTACATTACCATATAGTCCGTCGAGAGCTGCCCATAGAAAATCGCTAGCTAGCGTATAACCTTTCTGCTCTAACGAGTTAGAAAGAGAAACATACGCAGCATAGGCAGAACCATCGGAACTCCGATTCGTCCACAGGGTGTGCAAACGGGACGGAGTGACATCGATGCCTTTGAAGGCATCCATACCACAACTTTCACGAAAGTTACCTGTGATACAAGACTTGTCAACGTTGACCTTTAAGCCAACAACTTCCAAGGCTTGTATGCTAAGCGCACTCCATTTAGTGGGGATGACTATGTCATCACCATAAACGTAGATGCGCCTGCCCACCTGCTCTAGTGGCAATTTTAGAGCAATCACTACAGCAGAGACGATGACCGCCCAGAAAACGTAAGCCTCTACGGGAAAGCATAAAGCTGATCCCATAGGAGCATATTTTCTGAAGGGCATAAGCTCCCCATTTGGGAGCCTCGTCGCTGTCGAGCGCACGGCCTCTAATGCTCGAAGAAGGCCAGGAGTATCCTTAAAGACACTTCTGACCAGTTCGAGAGAGACCCTGTCTGACGCATCTTTGAGATCAAGGGTAGAATATTGCTGACTAGCAGAGCTAGTCTGAGCAAGCCTACGATTGATATCTTGATGCGTGAAGTTGACCCGAAACCGAGTATACGTCGAAACGTACTCAAGGTGACGAGCCATCTTTCGTCCGAGCCCTTGTTGAATCCACTGGATTTCCAGAGGTTCACAAGAGATAAGACGCGGACCTCGCGAATCTTTTGGAACCAGTACAACCTTTGAAGTACCTTCTTTAAGGCGCTCCAAAGCTTTGTACCAATCCAAACGATCCTGTAGTTCTCGCGCCCTACCCACGACATAATAGTCGTAGTAGGGATAGACCTGGTGTATGCTGTCGTACAGTCTGGAGAATCTCCACTTGTGCTCGAGCTTTTCACCGGTCGCCACTGCTCCTGGTCCATGCCGCGGCAGAATGTCTCTATGATCGAAATCATGGAAGACCTTCCTTGTGATAATCTTTGCCAAGGATAATATATCGGAGGCAAGAGGATCATCAAAGAACTTGAGTTCTCTATCAGTTTGGACGAAATTCTCGATTACTCGAGATGCGTCAATATCTGAAAAGGGGATCTCAAGTTTATACGCGAACCACAGAACTTGCCTCAGATGCTTTACAACATCTGGGGGGGCTGTGTCCAGGAGGAAACCGTCTTCATCGAAGACCAGGTTGAAGTATGCCTGCAGAAATGCGGGTGTACTCCGACGGGAAGCGGATTTAAATCCGTCAACCGTTGTGAACCTGCCACTCACCAATCCCTGATCAAGAGCTCTCCCAAGTTTTGGAAGAGATTTGGTCAAGAAGGCGAGCCCCTCGTGGGAACACCGCTGTTGTAAAACAGAGATGTCCTTTTCGAGGGAAAGCTTATCTGATGAAGATAGTTCGAGAGGAACGCTACGAATCAGCACTGCATGCAGGCGGGAATAAAATCCCTCTTGGCTTTTCAGGACACCCTTCACAGGGCAATACCTCCAAGGCCAAATGCCAGCGCGCTTACTTATACGACCGCAGCGCGAGTCGGGACGGGTCTGCTAAGATTCGCCCCGCAATAACGCATCAATGTTGGCTGAAGTAGCCAACCCGGTTGCCGCAGCATCAGTCAGAAAATCCACGATATGGGTAACCAAATCGTGAATAATCGTACTGGTGATTGCGACGTCACGAGGAATAGTCAACGTGAAGTTGGCATTCGCCGTGGCAACACCGGTAGACGTGGCGACGGTCTTGTTCACTTGAACAAGATGACGATCGATTACTTGACCAGGAGCCTTACCTGTACTACTGTGCTTGATATTCAAGACAGTAGGCAGAGCAAGAGTACTGGCCACATCGATCCGACGTGTTCCATTGGCGTCTTGTGACACCAATTTAAAGACCACGTCGGTCCCATCTGCCTTATCAAGCGTAAGGTCGTTTGCTAGCATTATAGCACCTCGCAGAAAGAAGGCATTAATCTTCATCCTTTAGGAAAAGATCAATGTCTTAGCTATGCAGACCTGCGACTAATCCTAGCGTCGTTGTTCTAACAACGCTAAGCCAAGCGCCAGCTGCTTCGGAGTCAGTGAGCCATCAGTCATTACTGATGATCCCACTGGGAGACCAGGTAACCGCAAATACCTTTGTATCGCCACAGACCCTAAGAACGTTTTTACGTTATTAGAGTATTGGTGATTGACTACTTGCCAGAGTTCATATTGCCAACTCTCTTTAAGAGAGTAACCAACATTACTCAGAGACCATTCTCCCCCAAAGGGTTGAACGGCCAGGTAGTCAAGCTGCTTGCCAAACCGGAAGAACCAATCAACCACGAACGAATAGGGAATTGCTTCCCAAACGATCGCGGCAGGATTGTTAAATCCGGCAGCAGCTGCAAAAGCCTTCATCGTCCCTAACTGGGTATCAAGACCTTCAAGATTTTGAAGTAAAGTTGCACTTGCGTGGAACTTACCTTGATAACCAACTCTTCGCCACTCAAAACTAACGCCCTCAAAGGGGACGTTAGGACTGGGTGTCACCTGAAATACGGCGGTGCCATTCCACGAATCTTCGGGAATGGTCCTGTCAAATTTCAGCTTCTGAGGTATACCGAGTGTATCCTTGAGGTATTTAAGCCTCTTGTTTACAGTATCGGCTAAACTCAGAATGTTCTTGACATCACCAACAAAGGGGGCAACCCCAAAGTTGAAAGCCAAGAAGTTAGAAGAAACAGTTCTTACAATGCCGGATTCAATCTTGGGTATCATACCCTTGAGATCCTTAAGTTCATACATAAAGTTAGCAAGGCTAACCGTAGGTGGAACTTGGTCGGCAAACGCTTGATGCGCTTGTAACGCCCAGCTTTGTAAGACGGTAGGTGAAGGATGCGGAATGACAGCCCAATATCCGAACCAATACGAATCTGGATCAATAGGAACGGGAATATTATCCGTTTGGGTAATAGTCGCTCCATCCACATTCGTAAATGGGGAAGCCAATCCTTTGACATTGGATTGGATAGACACATGTTCAACGGGATTCATTTGTCCACGTTGATTGACAACATCAGACATTTTACTGTAAGATGTTGGCCATCGGTAAAGAGGACCAGTAAACGTGAGCGTGAGGTGGGAGTTCCCACCATCATAGCGACACGTGTACAGGTTAACCACCTTTCCGTCGGTGTCTAATCGGTACCTTGCGTAAGGTAGCGGCATGTCACTGTCCTCCTATTCGAACACTCCTTTCGAGCATCCAAAATCAGAGAGGTGGGGCGAAAGCC